GAGACGTACAGCTCCAGCTGTGGCCGTTCGGCCCTCATCCGCTCAAAGATCTGTAATAAGGGTTTCAGCCCCCGTTCCGGCCTGGAGATATGGATCAGCCGGTTCGGGATCTTCTGGATCGAGTCCAGGTCAGGCAGCAGGGCCGGGTCGATGACGTTTTTAGTCACCCAGCCCAGCCGCTGCGCTTGATCATCGAGGAAATGTTCGTATTGCTGACGCTGCCACTCCGAGACGTAGAAAACTTCGTCCACCTGCCACAGATCAGCCATCATCGGCTTGGGCTGGCTTAGGATGTCCTCCACCCACAGCACCTTGTACCTGGCCTGGACCGGGTACTGGAAGATGTTACTGAAGCGCTGGCTGATGAAAATATCGAAATCCAACATCAGCTGGCTGTCCATCAGCTCCGACACGTCCATCCATCGGAGGCCGTAATCGTCATTGATGCGGTCCTCTACTTGGGGGATTCGGGTATATACGCTGACGTCATGGCCGTTTTGTGATAACTGTCGCGCCATCATTATCAGCGCTGATTCCGATCCGCCCAGCGAGGTTTCCAGCCGGATGGTCGATTGGTCAAAGGGTACCGATTGGCAATAGAAAGCAATACTATATTTCATAATCCTCTAGGTTAAATAGGCTTTGGCGTGACCGGTGGAGTTTTTAACCTCCAGGGTGTACTCGCCAGTGATGACAGATTTCTCTGAGTGACCGGTCCGGCTGAGCGGGACATTTTGGAATGATCGCCCTTGCAGGTTGGTCACATTGACTCTATCGGAGCCGAAAACGATCAACGAATTGGCTGGCATCCACCGGTTGGCCGGTAGGATCTGCTGCCGTCCAAAGCTGGATTCAAAGACGTTGATCTCGGTCCGATAGGTTTCCTCGTCCTGGGTGGTACGGATCCGGCTATCCGCCAGCTCGTCCAGCGACCGCTTCAAGTTGCCGTCGGCCACGATAGCGTCCAGGTCGGTGGCCCCGTTGTCCCAGGCTGAGCGGATGACCACATTGACCAGGAACGACTCAGTGAAACTGGCCGCGCTTTTGGTGGTATCGCTGCTGATCGAGCGCCACAGCCCCTGCGTGGTACGGTAGGCTGAAGCTGAGCCGAAGCTGTTGCCGGAGGCCACACCCAGGATGGTGTTCTTTTCCAGATCGCGCACGATTTCGCGGGTCCGTTGGGTGACTTGATAATTGTACTCGTCGCCCACCCCGCCCAGCAGGTTGACCGCTCGTTGGGTGTCGGAGATGTTGACTGGCTTCTGGTACAGCTGGACAAAGTTGTATTGCCGGGATCTGTTTTGCGACAGATCGCCGCTAACATCGGCCCCCTCCAGCGCCGCGTTGGCTACCAGTTCAATACTGCCGCCTGGCGCCAGCGAGGAGGGCCCGACTGAACCAAAACCGCGCGAACAGGTGATCGAGTCGGCACCCGTCACCACCGTTACCTGCAGGATCTCCTCATAGGTCAGCGAGTTGTTGCCGGTGATCCGTAGCAGGTCGCCGACCTGCAACTTGTCGCCGGTACCGTTGATCTGGAAGGCGGTATCAGCTGAAGCTGAGTTGATGGCCGTACTGGCCACCATCGTCGACGGGCTAAGCTGGTCTTCGACCCATTCGTGCAGGGTGTTGGTGGCCGGTGAGGCCGCGTCGCCCAGGTAGTCGAGTAAAAAGGTTTCAAAAGGGCTGATCATCGACACTACATCGGCCACGTCCTCGGCGATCAGTTCGGTGTTGTCGTAAGTTGCTTTTCCTGAAAAGGCCATGATAGGCTCCTTATTGGTTTAGCTGTGCCCGTAACCGCATGGCTTCCCGCAGGTCGGCTTGTCGGCCGCTCCGAGAGGCTTTATCCTGCGCCTTTTTGTAGGCCTCCGCCAGTGACGGCTGGCCGGCCAGGCTGGAGCCGATAGCTCCTGAACCGCCGGGTATGGTTGGCCGTACAAAGGCCGGATACTGCTGGCTGAACAGGTCCATCGCCATCTCCAGCGACAGGTGGTCGCCGGTAGCGGTGATGACCCGGTTGCCTTCCTGGTCCAACATCACCGCCGCCCCCTCTACCACGCCCAGACGGTAAGTCTGGCCGTCCAGCTCTAAGCCGGTTAGGAATAGTTGGCGGGCCGGCCCTTGCATCTCCGTCAAAATGTTGGAGGAGGCCAGGGCTGAAGATACAGCCGCTTCGATGACCCGGTTCTGCAGCTCGGTTTCCATGCGCTCGTTGAGCGACTGAAATTTCAGCCGCATATCTTCGAGTTGGGCGTCTTTGGTTTTAACTAATTCTTCGTATTGCCCCTTATCGGCCAGCGCTTGCTCCTCGGCCAGCCTCTCCGCCTCGCCCCGTTGCCGTTCAGCCGTTCGCAAAGTTTCCAGCTCGGTCCTTTCTTGAGTCGTGATCTGGCTTTGCTGGGTACTGAACCGGCCGCGGAGGCTAGGTATCAAGGTTTTTTCGAGATAGCTCTGCTGTTCTGGCGTAAATTCGGGCGCCGTGTTTTCAGTCCCGTCGGACGTGGCCGTGTTTTGATTCTCGTCAGAATTAAGATTTTCAACCATGTTGATCCTCTGCCGTGTTTATTGACCCGTCGGTCGGTTAAATTACTGCGCCGGCTGGCACTTCTGGCGGCTCTGGCACCTGGCCAGCCACCCCGATCTCGCCAGCTTCATTGGCCGCTTTGCATAAAAATAAAAAGGACAGGCCGTCTTTCCAATCTTGCGGGTCCAGGTCCATACCAATAGGGCCGACTGTTCGCCCCTCCCGGTTCAGCGCTTCGGCGATACCAGCCAGGGCAGCCTCCACCAACTCGTCGGCGCTGATGGTGCCGTTGTCCCACCTGACCGTTTCGGGTCGCCCGAAAAGTGTCAGCTTGATGGTGTAGGCCATTATTTAGCCGCTAGCAGGCCCAGGATAAAGTCGAAATAGTCCTGATCCTTTTCGTAGAGTTCATAATTACCATAAAAAACGCCCTCCAACCCCATTGACAGGATCTCAAAGACTTCGAAGTAATCTTTCCCCATATAGGGCGAGGTGAAATCATCGCGCCGTGTCATCTCATTCTTTTTGTAGCCGCTGCCCATCCATTCCAGGCTATCGCCAGCGGTGCGCCGCTGGTAAAACTCTTTTTCTAACTCTTTCAGTCCTGGTGTCGTGTATTCAGCCCGGTGGCCGAACTCATGCAACACCGTGGACGGCGCCGTGGGAGAATCCATTGTGGCCCTAAAGTCGCCCACATAGGTCGGCACCCCCTTTATAACCCGACGCTCCCCGTGTGCATAATAGCCCCGCTGGGTGTTCTTGGCCCATAATTCAAACTGGTTGTTAATGCTATTGCTCACCCAATCTGAGGGCAGCAGCTCGGCCGCGGTGTCGACCATCTCCTTCATTTTAACAGCGCTACCGGGCGAATACTTGTGCTGTTGCCCTTGCGCTCCCACGGGCCGGATCTGTGCCAGTGTCTTTCTGACCACCTGGGCCAGCTCGTTATCGGCGAGCCTGCCCGCATTGCCGGCGGTTTGTGATTTCAATTTCCCGCTTAAATAATCGGCTAAATCCTGGAGGTCGTTCCTGCTCAGCGCCCCATCTCCATGAGAGGCCACACGCTCGTCAAGTTTGGTTTGCAGATCTTTCAAGATCGGAGGTGTTAAATCTTTATAGTGTGCAGCCCTGGCAATCCTCGCGCCTATCTGCTCATAAAGCCAGCCCACCGTCTCATCTTGCCCGTGCCCCAGCTTTTTGGCCAATCGGGCCCTGTCTTTTATATAATCCCACATTCGGGTCACATCATTATACTGCTCTTTAGTGAAAGTTTCTGTGCGCTCCTTATTCTTTACCGTCTCATATTCGGCCGCCAGCTCAGCCCGTACCATAGCACCGATGCGGATATAATCCTGTTCGCTGGTCAGCCCCTGGGAGATCTCGCGCCGTATCGAGTCGCCGAAGGTAGCTGGAGCCGGTTCGGTTGTTGGGGTTGGCGTGGGCGCCCGCCCATAATAGGCCGTTTCGGTATCGGTCACAGACTGCACAAACATTAATTTCTGCCGCTGGATGTAGTTCTCAGTAAACCCGTTCGGTTTCTTGCCGTCCGGCACCATTAAGGGGTTGACCTTCAGCCCTGGCACGCCTCTTGGCTGGTCCCAGTCCTCAACGTCGCGAAGGGTGTCGATACTGTAGCAGAGGCAATTCGGGTGCGGTTTAGGCGGTAGCAGCTCCGGCGGGTAAACACCAGGCCCTAACCCATACAAGTCCTGTTTTGACAGGTAGTCGCAAACGTCCCATTCTGGATGACGAGCTGATAGCTCCCACTTGATGCCTTCCACCACTGGCGACAGCTCAGACGACATCCGCCGCGCCTCCCAATAACTGTTATTGATCTCTGTCCGCGCCAGCCGCATGGCTTTGGAACGAACCGAGTCGCCCAGGCCCTTAGCCCCGCCCAGAACAAACTGCTCCAGCTTCAGGCTCAGGTCGCGGGCCGATTCGCCGCGAGCTATCCCGGCCAGCAGCACCGATTCGATCTGGTTGGTCTGGTTATCGGCCCAGATGCTAGCGCTCAGCTTCAGCCCCTCCCGGTCCTGTCGATCCGCCGACCAGTTCAGCACCTCCCGCGGCACCTGGGTAAAATCGGCCACCACGTCGGCCCGTAAATTCTCCTGCAGCAGATCATTGGTTTCCTCCTGCATAATGGCCGCCACTTCGTCGGCGATGGCTTGCACCTGGTCACTAATGTCCTTTTTCAGCCCGATGGCTAGCTGGTTCATCAGGGCCGCCACCTGTAGCCGGCGCCGGTTATAAAACTTTTTGGTCAACGGGCTGTCGGTATTGCCTATCAGTCGCTTCAGTTGATCGGCCGCCGTCTGCAGGGCGGTTAGTACCCGCTCCTCGGTTTCGGCCGTCCGTTTCAGCGGCGCGTATCGTAAGCTGAGAATCGACTGCTGATAGGCGTTAGGCATCAGACGTCAAACCGCTCCCGCTGAGCTTCCAATGTAGCCAGGGCCTGCAGGTTATCCTCGGCGTTGTCGTCCAGCTGGTCGCCCACCTGCTGCTGTTCCTCCTCGGTCATCTTGGGGTCGAGCCGGTTGGCTACCTGGTTCAGGTACTGAGAAACAAAGGCCGGGCTTTGGTCGCCGTAGACTTTGCGGATCAGCTCGGCGTTTTTCAGCACTGTCTCGATACCCTCGATCTCATAGTCGTCTGGATAGTCGATTACCACCTGCGGCTGCTCAATCTCTTGCCACTTAGCCCACAGGCGGAAGATGTCGGTTTCGGCTTTCTCCAGGTTACGCGAAAAACTGGTTAAAACGTTGTTCAAGCGGTGGAAATCCATCTTTTTAGCCAGGCCGCTCTGGGCGGCATTAACAAAATAGTCCAGCGAGGCCGAACGCATAATCTCTTTCACCAGGTAGTCGTCAGCGTAGTCTTTCATAAAGCTAGCCGGGTCGGTGGGCGGGCTGACGTAAGTGGGCGGCTGAGCTTCAGCCGGGTACTGGAACAGGTTGGCGGCCGAGATCACCATCTCCTCCTCCTGCCCGTCGCTCATATCGTCAGCCGCGGCCAAAAATGGGAAGGCCTGACGGCTGATAAACTCGTCGATATAAGATACCGTATTAGCCAGCATCCGGTTCAGGGGCGCTATATCGTTCAGGGCCGACAGGCCGACAAATTCTTTGGTCGGATGCTTCTGGAAGTAAACCAGCACCATCGGCACCTCGCCCAGCTGGTGCTCGCCCTCGGCCACCAGTTGGCCGTCCTGATCATGGATATACCAGGCTTCACGGGTCCAGGTGCGGTAGCTGGTCGTTTTTTCGCTCTCCTCCTGGAACGGGTCTTTGGACCGATAGCTGATCTCTTGAACCCGCACCCACTCCAGCGAGCCAAACCGGTCCTGACTCCAGTCCACGATGTCCGGCGCGGTATAGAGGCTGAAATAGGGCCTCAGCTCCAGCTGTTGCTGGTCGCGCAGGGTGAAGATCGCCTGATCGGCCTGCGGCGCGTCGACAAAGATGGCCGCGTGGCCGTAGATCTGGGCATAGATGGCGGCCCGTTTCATGAAATCGTCAATCG